CGGTTGACGTAGCGTGCGCCGCGGCTTGCGTTACAGCTGGCGCATGAGCCGCATAGGTTGGCGCGGTCTAGGGCTGGGCCGTCAGCGTCGAGCTCTTGGATGTGGTCTACCTGGGTGCTGGGTGCTGTGCGGCACCACCGGCAGGTGGGCTCTTCTTCGAGTACCTGTGCGCGTATGGCCCGCCACGCGGGGGTGTTGTAGATGCGGCTCGAGCTCATCGGGTGCCGAACCCTTGACCGTTGCACGTGGGGCAGGTCACTGGGTTGCTGTTGGGGTCTAGTGCGCGCCCGTGGCCTTGGCATTGTCCACATAGGTGTGGACCTGCTGTCTTACTAGATGCCAACCCTCTTTTAGTTTTTACTTTGTCAGTCTTTACTAATACGTGGGTGTTTTCCCCGTGGGGTTTTTCCCTGTGAGGTGGTGCATCAATGAATAGGTTTTGCACATTGTTACCCACAGGCTGTGGAACGTCGAACACTTCGGTTTGGAATTGCCACCTGCCTGACGCATCCTGGTAGCGGCGTGTCTTGACGTAGCCGGCCCGTGTGAGCTCACCCATAGCGGTGCGCACCGCGTCGAGCCCCTCACGCTTCACGGTTGCCAACTGTGCCGTGCTGGTGCGCCAATGGTCAGGCTTGGACAGAATGTAGATGAGCACCGCAGTGGCCTTGAATGACAGGCTGGGGTCATTGATTATTTCGTTGCGTATTTGCGTCCAATTCGATTCAGGCCGCGGGGCGCGCAAAATCATGCTTTCACTTCCATGAGCTCGCATTGCAAATCGTTCCAAACATTGCCAGCCATGCTGATGACTTCCCAGCCACGGGTGCCGCGCGGTCTGATAAACAGCACAGGCACCCAAAACCGGCGTTCAGGATGTTGCGTATCGGGAATAAGCACTTCGAGCGGTCTGATTGGCTGTTGCCAGGGGTGGTTCATAGGGTTCACTTTCTTGCTAGTCGGGTTTGAATTTGTGCCATATCGCTGGGGTACCAAACGTGCACTTCCACGCCGGCCTGACTGAGACACAACAGCCACGTTTTTTGACCGGCTGACAGTCGGCCCCCCTCTTTCTTCAGCTCGACGAGGATGAAGTCACCGTGCTGTGGTCTGCATAACGCTAAATCAGGCCAGCCAGGGTTGCCCTGAATAGGTGTGGCCCAAATGCCTGGGCGCAGCTGTGCTGCGCGCGTGTGGTGCACCATCCAACCGTTTAGGCGGGCCAGCTGCACCACCGCGCTTTGAAACTGCGCTTCAGTCACAGCAACGGGTCACGCTGCATGCGCTTGAGCTCACGCATGGCGGCCTCATCGGTCAGCTGCGGGTCAATGCGGGTGAATGTCGTTTCAGCCAGCGGGTTGGCTTCCACGACAAACGACACTTCAACAGTGCCGCCCATTGCGCGTGCTTTGCGTAGCGCAGCCTTGGGGTAGCGGGCCTTGGCCTGTGCGCCGGTTTCTAGGTGCTCGAGCACGTAGGTGCCAATGGTTTTGGTATTCATTCGGGTTGTCTCCTGTCATATGTTTTGTTGGTTAGTAGGTCTGTCACCTGGTGCGGGGCCAGCAGGTAGCCGCGGGTGGGGTTGTCCCCACGCAGGCCGAATTCGCGGCGCTCGAGCCGCTCATAGTTCACACGCAAATACCGTTTGAGCCGGTCTACAGCCACAATCACGAATGCGCCGTCAAGGTGGTATTGGTACACCCACCATGTTGCTTGGGTGACGTTCAAACCTGAGGGCCGCCAGCCGTGCGGGTAGCGCTGTTGCGTTTCCACCACCATGCGCCCATTGCGCCAGCGGTCTGTTTTCACTTCGACAGCACCCAACGACAGCTGCGCCATGAATTCACGCACCACAGCTTCGCCGGCTTCACCGTGCGCTAAATCAGCCTGAAAATTGGGTTTGGGAATGTCCCAGTGCGGTTGGTAGCCCATCAAAAAGGGTGCTCTTCGGTCTGTGGGGCCGCATTCTTGAGGCTGTCAATGATGCGTGACGCTTCACGCTTAGTCAGCATGGTGGGGTCACCCTGATATTTGAGCGCACGCAACATCTTTATTTGTGCGGGCGAAATAGTGTCGGCGCTGTTGCTAGCTGTGGCAGGCTGTTGGGTTTCCCTGTCAGCCATACGGTTGCGTACAGCCTCAGCCGGCGCGATTTTGGGGAACGCGAGCATGTACCCAATGCATCGGCCCAGTGCGCTGGTGCCTGCGTTCTCCCATTCGCTGTCGCGGGTGTATGGGGTTTTGCCTGGGAACGGTTCCACGCTGCGGGCCACAGCGGGTAGCGGGTCGTCGATGGTGCGCCAGCAGGTGACGGTTACAGCCACAAAGCTTTTGCCGTCAAGCTCGAGCGTGTCCCATGCGGTTTCTTGGGCTCGGAATTCGGGCCACCGTTCGAGCGCGGCGGCTAGGCGGGCCGGTACGTCTACGTACCCTGCGAGGCTGTCAGGATTGAACGCCATATGCGCCCAAATCCATTGCCGTTAGCACCTCTTGGGTGCGCACGGTAAGGCTGCCACGGCTGAGCCCATGCTCATAAAAATGGTGGTTCAGCTCGACAAGCGCGTAAAGCAGGTCATTGCTGCGCGTTTCGTATGCTCGAGCTACCCACTGCCAATGTTCAGCCTGTCCATGTGGGGTAATCCTCTCTAGTGGGTTTTTCGGACAGGGTAGCGCACGGGTGTGGCAGTGTGAAGTATTCGTGCGCGGTCACGTTCAGTCATGCCGGCCCATATGCCAGGCAAAGTGCGGTCAGCAAAGCTCAGCGCATAGGTAGCGCATTCTTCGATGACGGGGCAACGGTTGCAAATAGTTTTGGCGCGCTTCACGTGCTGGTGTTCACCAGGCTTGGGAAAGAATGTTGCGAGCGGTTCACCTTGGCAGGCCGCTTTTTCTTGCCAGTCTGGTCGGTCAATGTTCAGCACGGCAGCCGCCACGGTGCCCAGCCGCAGCCACGGTGGTGCTCGTGCCACCTGTAGATTTCCCAGCCCATAGCAAAATTGGTGAACGGGTCATTGATTAGTTGCTCATCACCGAATTGTTCGGCTATCTCATTTCGCCACACGTTATTGAGCTGTAGCGGGCCCGTATCGCCACCGTTGTGCTTCGGGTGCGTGTCGGTGATGTTCAAACAGCGCGATTCGCGCCACACCACCCTGAGTAGTTGCGGCAGCAAGTCTGCGGGCCAGCCGGCCCGCAATGCGGTGGGCACCCATTCTTGGCACGGTATGTCGGCGGGCAGCTCGAGCACCGCTAGGTCAGCTTGCATCGCGTCATGCGCGGTTGTGGTGCTCGCTGGCGGGCTGGTGGTGGTGCTGGCGGCGGGCACCGTGGTGGGGGCGCTCACGGGTGCGTATACCACCGTTTGCGGGGGCACTGTAGGTGTGGTGGGTGTTGGCTGGCGGTCAGCTTTGGGGAAGATTGCAAAGCAGGCCGCATAGGTGAGCCCACCCACCAATAGCAATTTACGTAGCATTTCGTTTCTCCTTGTGTCGGCAAGTGTCTACGGTTTACCCAATGCGGGTGAGCTTGTCACGTATTCGGGAACATAGCCGCCCACGTTTTGGGGCCAACTATGCCGTCAGCGGTCAGCCGGTTGGCGGTCTGAAAGTTGCGCACCAGCCGGTCAGTGACGGGCCCGAATTTGCCGTCAGGTGTGGTGCCCAGCCGCGTTTGGATGGCCTGCACAGCTTTGCCGGTTGACCCTTGTTTTAGCGGTTTGCCTGGGTACTTGGGTGCGGTGGGGGCCGGCTCGAGCCGGTCAGCAATGGGTGTGCTGTCAGCCCAGCGGGTTGGGTGTACTTCGATGTGCAGCCAATCGCCGCCCTGCCCAGGTGTGCGGTTCACCCATCCTTTGCCGGCTTGCCAATACTGGTTGCGCGCATAGTGGTGGATGCGCTGAATTCCCAGCCGGTCAGCGTTCGCTAACAGCCACGGTAAAACCGCCTCTTCACAGAATTGCAGGCTGTCGTAGCGCATGTCGAGCGCCGCGCCGAACGCGTGGCTTGACCATGCGGTGCCGCCGCGAATGGGCCGGCGGTTGTAAATGCCTAGGTTGCGCATTTGGAACCGTTGCGTGAGCTCAGCGGCAATGAGGCGCAGGTTGGGGCTGGCCTGTGCGTAGGCGGGTGTCGGTGCGCCTAGCGCTTGCCATGAGGCAAACGGTGGGGTCATTTGGTTTCGCGCTTTTTGATGATGGGCTCGACAGGTTTGCCGGTTAGGGCCGCCATGCCGTTGCCCACGCTGTAGCCCACAATCATGGTGATGATGGGCAGCCCCTGGTCTGTCTCAATGGCCCCCACGCCCAGCAGGGCTGTCATGCAAATGAGCGCCACCAGCGCAATAAGGGCTTTAGACGGGTTCAGGCTCATGGTCATGCCACCGAATACAACATAGTTGCTGACAGAAAATCGCCGTTGGCTTGCACCACTGGGGTTGTCTGCGCCCATACGCCATTGATGCCGTTTACGTTAGTCACAATTTGAACGGTGGTAGTAGTAACAAAGCCGCCCACACTTACATAGGTGTTGAATGTTGATGCGTCAGTCAATTGGGCAAAACCCGCAATAAAACCGGTGTTGTCGGCGGCAATGGGCAGACTAAGCCGGTATGCACCTGTGCCAAATGTGGTGGTACTGCCTGTGACCCATGTGATTTGGGCTACAACAAATTTGTTGAACCGCCAGTATCGGCCTGTGAGAGTGCCGTTACCGATAGCGGGCGCAGTGCCCGTCGAAGTCCACGCCGGCGTGTAAGTCTCAGGGGCCGCACCAATGGTGTTCATATTGGCGGCGTTGAGCACCTGACTTGGCGTGAATCCTGCCGTGTATTGCGTTGCCATATTTACCCCAGCTTGTCTACGTCTAGTTGGTCAAGGTCAAGAATAAAGCCGTGATTGTCGGCCCAATTTCCTAGCGTCAGCGTAACCAACGTGTCACTAGGCGTGATATCGATTTTGCGCCCCTTGATAACGCAATAGGCGGTTTGCGAGCTGGCCCCTGAGCCGGCCCACGTAATTGTGGCGCGCTGCCACAGGCCGGTTTCAATGCCCAGCAAAGCCCGCCAATTGGCGTGGGCACCGCTTTTGGCCTCAGCTTTCACCAATGACGCTGACGTTTGCAGCTGTACGGGTTGGAACCTAGCTGTGCTGTAACGGTTTACCAGCCGGTTGGCTAGGTCTGTTGCGGCGGTTGCGTTAAGCGCGAAAGTGTCGGTGTATTGCACGGCCCGTGAGCCGTACGTTGTGCTTGAGCTGCCCGTCACGGTGATGGGCGCAGCCCCTGCGTAGTTACCCTGAACGACCGCTTGGGTTATTAGCGTGTCGTTGTTGAAAGCCTGCACAAACCCTTGACTGTCAAATGGCAGGTCAGTGCCGCTGACTGCCCCTGACGGGTCAAACGTGAATTCAACGCGGTTGGCAGCGCTGCGGCTGTTGTCAAACGGTATGTAGCTCACATAGTAAACGCACTGGGTCAGCACCTCAGTAATTTTGGTGGCCCACATAACGTCGTTAGCGCTGGGTATCAGCGAGGTTTGCCAGGTGTCAGCAAACGTCGAATACGTTTGGCTGGCGCTGTTGGTCACCTGTGGTGTTGTGGCGCTGTTCAGTTTGGTAAGCGCATAGTCGGTGCTGGTTTTGCCTAGCCGTGGCAGGTACAGGTTGCCGTAAAACCCTAGGTTGAAAACAAACCCTGCGACAGCTTCATAGCTGCCGGTCACGGTGCCCACTGTTTGTGAGGTTGATTTACCGCCAACCGTGAGGCCGTCAGCGCACGTGAGCGTCACTGTGCTAAATACCCCATCGTCCACTAGGTCAAAATCAATTACGACACCATGAAAAACAATGGTGCTGGTATCGGCCCCACCAGTGTTCGTCAGCGCTGAGATAAACACGCCTTGGGCAAACCAGTCGGTGCTCGAGTAGGTGCCGCCACCGCCAGGTGTTAGCGCACCGTCTTTGTTCAGCAACGTAATGGTTGCCTGACCGCGCCCAATCACGTTTACGTCTACCTGCTGGTCGATAGACACGCCTAGAACACGGCTGGTGAAGTTGGTTGGCGCAGCAACCGTACCTACTTCTACTTTCCACGCGGTGTTGATTGTCATAGTCAGCGCCTAATTTGGGTGGTGGTGGTCAAGGGCAGGGCACCGTTGTTGCGCACCCACTTTTGTAGAGCTCGCACTACGTCATCACCATTTGAGCCGGCAGGCATGTTCACGGTGATGTTGTTGCTACCCATAGCGCCGGCACGGTTCAGGGGAATGACCGCTTCGGGGCCGCGCTCACCAATCATTGCAATGGTTGGGCCGGTCACAATTCCACCGTCAGCGAGCATCGGGATATCGGGAACGTCAAAGCCTTTGCCACCGATGCCTGGCACCCAATTGGGAACCTTGAATGAAAGCTTGCCAATGGTGTTGTTCCAAACGCCTGCCACCGCATTGAACACGGTTTTGAACGCGCTAAACAGGGCATCGATGTAGCCGCGCACACCCGTGTACCACAGCTTGACAACATCACCGATAAACCCGAACGCCGATGACGCAACATCCTTGACCTTGCCAAACACGGTTTTGACGGTTTCCCACCACAGGTCAAACGCAGCTTTGAGAAAGTCAATTGTCTTGCCGAATATGTCGAACTTGGCCTGCAGTGCGATGAGCGCCGCGATAATGCCCAGGATGATGACCGCGCCGGTTGCCACCCACAGTGCGCTGAACGAGGTTGTTAGGGCAGTGTTGAGCGCCAGCGTGACAGCCTGAATGGTGTTGTAAATCGCTATGGCTGCGTTAGCTGCGAGGATGCCCGCGGCGAACGTGCCGATAACAATGCCAATGGTGACAATCAGGCTGGTGTTGTCGCGTATAAAGTTGCCCAGGCTTTGCAGCTTTGGCAACAGTTTGTTGAGGATGGGAATAAGGGCCGCGCCTATGGCCTCTTTGGTTTCCCCCAACGCAATGCTCATGCTTTTGAATTGGCCCTGCGTGGTGTTCGCTTGCTTGCTGGCCTGATTTTCGAACGTGCCGGCGAGCCGCCCAAATACGGTGTCAGCATCGGCACCCTCAGCGATAAGGCTCGCTAAGGCTGGGTCAAGTTTCTTTAGCGCGGCAAAGTTGCCGTTATACGCTTTGCTGAGCGCATCGGACACTAGCCCTAGGTCTTTGCCAGTGCCGGCGCTGATGTCGAGCGCGAGCCCTAACAGGTCTTGGGCTTGGGCAACATCGCCGGTGCCGCGCACCAGGCTGTCAAACGCAGGCCGCAGCTCATCATCACTGACCGCCGCCGCAATACTGGTTTTGGTAATGAAGTCCTCAACAGCACCAACCTGTGCGTCAGTCGCGTTGGTGACGTTTTGCAGGGTGGTGGCAAGCTTTTGGGCGGCTGCGTCATCCTCAGCAAAAGCCTTGACCGCATCCACTGCGGCAACACCCAAACCGGCGATAGCAAGACCTGCGGGCACCGCCGCTTTTTTGATAGCAAACTGTGCTTTTTCGCCGGCTGTCTCAAGCCGTTTGAAGTCCCCAATGGCTTTGTTCAGGCCGGCTGGGTTCCATTCCGAAACAATGGGTAAAGAGATTGCCATTAGCCGCGCCTCACAATTCGCTTCTCAGTCTCGAGCATTACCTCAGACACTATTTCAGCGATGCGGTCTGTCAGCCGGTCTATGTAACGCTCGCCAGCAAACCAAACGAAACGTGACGGGCCGCGGCCCAGCTTGCTTGACAGCGCACCCACAAAGTTTGGGCGGGCCATGTTGGGGTTGCTGTTGCGGGTGCGGTTCGGCCCCTTACCCGCCATGTCAGTGATTGCCAGTGCAGCGCCCTTAGTTATCACCTTGACGGTGCCTATCGATTCCCACTGTGCACCTTGCTGCAGGTTGCGGCGGCGAGCTTTGCGGGTGTCCACTTTGAACACCACCTGCGACTGTTGATTAGCTTTCAGCCAGCCGGTGCGTTTGCGGTGCGCCATACCTGACAGCGGCGGCGAGCTGGGTATCGCGTCTTTGATACCTGGCAAAAGCGCCTCTTCGGTGGCGGCTTTCATGCGTTGGGTCATCGTGCGGCGCAGCTTGGGGTCAGTCTTTTGCAGCTCACGTAAGGCTTCTTTCAACCCGTAAAACTCTACGCTCACTTGTGCTGTCATTAGTCGGCCCTGCGGTCTCTATTGATTGATTCAACCACCGTGGCTAGGTCTGCTAAATCAAAATCTATGTTTGGGGGCCACCAGCCTGTAGCTGCCAAAACGTCAGCTAGCTGTTTTCGGTAGCCCCCTGCGTAGGGGTTACAGGCTCACCGTCTACTACTTCGAGCGTCACCAGCCGTTTGACAAAATCGTCAAACATGGCGGGGATGGTGACACCTGCCTGCTTACTTGCTTCATACGCCATAAACGCCAAATCTTCCATGCCAATGCCGGCTGTCTGAATGTCTGACGCTTTGCGCTTGTACTTGCGTTCCCATGTCACGATGACGTACAGGTTGGTTTCAACCTGATACTCACCGTTTCCCTGGTCTACTTTTAGTTTCAGCTTCACGTGGGGTTCCTTACTTCAGCTGGGTTCGTTCGGTCAGGTGATATCGCGGGCCGCGGTGCCACCCTTGAAAACAGCCTCAACAACGCTGAGCTCACCAACCGCCGAATTCACAGGGGTAATCTTCTCGAGATAGCAACCCGTGATGGTGTACTCAGGATTGCTCGAGCTCTCCGTGGTGCCGCTGGGCGAGATAACCAGGGTGCTGGTGGTGCCCCACGCGCTGTAAAGGATGGCTTCAATTTCGCCGGCCCCATAGCTGTTGAACAGCGTAAGGGTCACTTCATTGTTTTGCAGGCCGCTGGTGAACACTCGAGCGGTGCCACCAAACGCGGTGGTTTCGAGCGCTTCAGCGGTCAGCGAAATTTCGCACTTGCTGCAATTGTCGCTCAGGTCTGTGGTAGTAGCGCCAACCGTCAGGTTGATAGTTGCGTTACCCAAAAAGGTTGTAGTTGCCATGTTGTTTCTTTCTTCTCAAGAGCGGCGCGCGCTCATTCTAACGGTTAGGTCATATGCCGGTAGTTCTTGCGAACCGATGACAGCCACGCTGGGCCGGCCTGCCGTAATGACAATGCCGCTGTTCATGATGGTGTCCACGGTTGTAAGGATGTAATCGCTTGCATCTTGGTTGCCTGGCGGGGCAGCCAAAATTCGTATGGTGTAGGTAAGGTCACCAATGTTGTAGTTGAACGCATCAAAGCTGGGTGGCTCGACAAACACTGTGAGCGGGCGCGCGTTGCGGGCATCCTGTACCGGCACCAAACCGAGCGCGGCAATGGCATTGACAAGCGCTGTGGTTGATTCAACGAAAATGCCTGACGCTGCCACACTCACGCCACCTGACTGCGCTTCACGCCTAACAGCTGGTGGATGCGTCCTAGGTTCAGCGTTGCGGTGCCCGCGTTCATGTCGCTAAAGCTTTGGAACGAATCAATGCTGCCACGTTCACGGTAAATCCCAGCACAGTAAAGCACGGCCGCCATTTTTACTGCGTCATCAGGGACAGTGGTAAGGCTGTCGTGGTAGCCGGCCTGTTGTCTACGCTTGAAACACCACTGGTTGCCCGCAGCTACAGCCTGGGTCAGAAATGCGGTGTCGTTGGCGGTGGCGCTTGAGATACCCAAAAATACCTGTACGTCAGCTGAGCTCACCCAGGTGCATGTTTGCGTCCATGTGAGTGTGCCGAACGGGTCTGCGGCGCTGCGCGCTAGGTCGTCGCCCGCATCCACGAACATGAGCTGGTTTAGTATGACCTGCTCAGTGTCGTAGTACGGGTCTCCCTCTTCATCGATGCCTAACAGCAAGTAGGTGGGCACCGCATAGACGGTGTGCGTACCGTTCAGGCCATGACCCAACCCTGACAGGGTGATGCTTTGCCCAATACCAATGTCGGTGGTTTCAAGGGTCTGCACCACAGCGTAACCATCCACCCGTTGGTGGTGCGTCACCGTGAATGTTGCCATGATGCAGACCCCTTAGCCGTCAGCGATTGGTCAGGCCCGACCGACAAACTTAGTGTTGTCAATCATGAGGCTCGAGAAATAGCCCCTGAACGCGATGATGCGGGCCAGTGAGCCGTCAGTTGCATCCACGCTAAGCGCACCGCGCTGTTGTTCCCAACACTCGAAACCATCGGAACGACCCACATACAGGTTCTTGCCGCCGGCCTTAGTCAGGTTGCGGTCTACGACCACCTGCAAGCCAAAAGCGTTTCCGTTGAAGTTCTGAACATCGGCGGTGCCAATCGCGTTCATGGGGCCCACGTTCGGGAACAGCGGTCGGCCCGTGGTGTCGGTGAGCGCGCCCAGGCTCGCAAAGTAGGCGGGCGACATGATGAGCACGTTGGGCAGGTTGCCGTTGCTGTTGCTCAAAATCTGCTCAGCGCTGTTGTAGATGAACGACACCCAGTCAGCGGGGTCGCTTCCATCGGTCAGCGCTTCGGTCTGCGTCACGCCGTTTTCAAACGTGGTGCAGGCTGCGGCATCGGTCTGGTTCGCGTAGACACGGGCCATGTCGTCGAGCAGGGCGCCCAACACTTCAGGGCTGGTCATATCAATGCTCTCTTCGGACAGCTTCACGTAGCCGCCATAAAGCGCGCGCGTCACCTGAATGTCATCGACAACGAACGTGCCCTGGTCAAGTGCGACGTTCTCACCGTTGCTGGCCCCAATGGTGGTGTGGGTCACGACCTTGGGCCGAATCCACACTTTGCCCGCCTGGGGCATCGAGCGAACGCCCATTGCCGTGACAAGCGGACGATAGTTGGGAACAAACGAATTGTAGATGGGGGAAACAATCGGAATGGGCAGGATGCCCGGCAGGTCGCCCGTTTCCACGTTCGGTGCAGCGGCCTTGATTCGCGCGTTGAATTCGGCGAACTCGGAACCGCCAGCAAGAAACTTGACCATGTATTCAGCTGCGCTGGGCAACTTGAATTCGCGCTTGGCCTGCGCCATGAGCGGTGCGGTGGGCACAGCCTCTTCAATCTCAGGGGTGGTCATTTCGGTTTTCTCCTCTTCGGGAATGTTTGTGGTTTGCGCCTCTTCGGTTTCTTCATCCGGCTGTGAGGCGGCAACCGAATAAACCTGTGCTTGCGCGTAGGCTGGCACTGTCACGAGTGACAGCTCGAGCATGCGCGCTTCGGATACAACCATTGTGCCGTCAGGCTCGCTGGTAAATTTCACGGGTACTGCGCCGACACTCACGCTGTCAAGCGCACCCATTTTCAAGAGCTCGAGCGCGTCATCGCCGGCACGGGTGGCAGCAATTTTCGCTTCAAACATTAGGCCCGCGTCAGTATCAGCCAATGCGGTGACTAACCCAATTACGCGGGTGTCGTCGTGGTATTCCAACAGTTTGGGGGCCGGCCCGTTTTCTGAGATGGAACCCCTAAGAAAACGAACCGACTCACCCCCTGACAGCACCGCGGTGGTATCCCACGGCACTGCCAAACCAGTTACGGTGCGCTTAGGTTCACCGTCAGGTGCCGCAGCATCAACAGTGACTAGCTGTGCGGTCAATCGAATCATGCGGTTTCATCCTCTCGCACCCTGGCTGACGCGGGCTCTTCAACTTCAATTTCAGCCATGCTGTTTTCAAACAGAAAATCCTCTACGTCAAATTTTACGAAACGGCCCCTTGGCACAATGCTGTTGCCGCTCAACGTTTGTTCGATGCAGTCCGCATACATTTTTGCGCCGAACAGCCACAGGTCTTGGCGGGCCTGCTGTGCGTTTTGGTAGGTGAACGACCCTGGCACGCCGATGCCCAACAGGTATGGGGGAATACCTGCGTGCCGTGACAGCTCGAGCGCTTGGAATTGGCGTGACTCGACAAGCTGCAATTTGCTGGGGTCACTGTTGAATTCTTGCCACTTCACCACGCTGTTGAGCGCACCAATGGCGCTGGCCCTGCGTGCGTTGGCCCATGATGCTGCGAGCTCTGCCAAATCTTCGGCGCTCATCGGTTCGCTGCCGTCAGTCTGCTGTAGGTAGCCGGCTGCAATTTCGGTGCTCGCGAATCGGTCTGCGGCGCGGTCAAGCTTCACCGCGGTTTGAATTGAGCGGGCCGCGGTGTATAGCAAACCCTGGGTGGGTGCGATGAATTGCACCACATCCTGATACGGGATTTCTACGCCATTGAACGTCACCTGCTTTGACAGGCCGAACCGTTGCGGGCCGGTTTGGTCTAGCAGGCTGACCATTGCGGCGGGCATCCATTGAAACGTCAAAGGCCGGCCCGTGTTTTGGCTGCGGCTGGTGACATACCAGAACGCTTCGCCGCGCATCATCAGGTCAGTGACGGTGGCGCTCATGATGAATTGGCGGGTAACGGTGGGGTCAGGTTGCAGCATCCACGCTTCGAGCTCAAGCCCTATTTCTTCGTACTCTTCGCCCGTCCATTGGGTGGTGTAATGCTTCAATGGCAGCGAGCCCACAACGCTGCAAATCATTTGCACGGCTCGCGCGATGGTGGGCACAGACAGGCCCAGCTCTTCCGTACCCCCGACAGAGTATGTGTAGAAGTCGCCTATCTGTGCCGCACTACCCGCAGCTGCCTGTATGGGGGCATGACCGAAAGCAGGGGTTGCCTTGGTGCGTGCGAATAGTGCCACGGCCCAATTTTCTAGGGGCCGGCTGGGTTTGTCTACTAGGGGTCAGGCCGATGCGAACGCGGCCTTAGTTCGGCCCCCTGGTTTCGATGCCAGGCTCACCGCCCACACTGCGCACCGCGCCGCTTCAATCGGGCCCACACTTTTTTGGGATGACAGCACCGTAGTGTTTTGAGTTTTGGCGGCGACAGCACGCCCGATATGTTCAGCCAATGTCGCTGACCCGTCGTGGGTTACTTTGCCCTCACAAATCATGGCGCGCACCAGGCTGGTGTACTTCACTAATTCTGCGTAGCCCACAATGGTTGTGCGCCGCTTCAGGGCCGGTGGGCAGTGCAGCTCGAGCGTAGGGGTCAAACCTAGTTTCAGGTTTTGGTCAGCCATGAGCGTTTCAATCTCTTGCCACATGGCGCTTTCGCTGTCAGCGATAAACGCTAGTTCTACGTGCACTTGGGTGCCGGCCTGCACCGCGCGCACCCCTACATAGCGGCTGTCATCAAGGCTGGTGTCACAGCACAGCCACCCGCCAGCTGGGGCCGGCTGGTTGGTGCGGCACTGTTCCCACGTACCTGACGGCAACCAGGATGATTGCGCGGCAATAAACAGGTTCAGGTGGGCGCGCAAGAAACTGTTTTTGTCGGGGCTGTCATAGGCCGCTTCGAGCGCTTCCAACGTGATGGTTTCCCCCAACGCAGGGTTAGCCCACCGCCAGTAGCGGCGGTCATCCACGCTGACACCTGGCGGCGGTGACCATTCAGCGAAATAAAGCCGCGACGGTTTCCCCATGTCAATGGCTGCCATTGCCTGCGATTTGAGGCGCAGCATGGCGGTGCTTGTCTCATCACCTGCCGTAGACCACATAGACAGCAACGGGTTTTTTCGGGCTATTTGTGACGGCCTGAACGCATCGAACACCACAGGGGCCGGCACGTTCCACAGCTCATCAATGAAAATCAGGTCATTGCTCGAGCCGTGCGCGTTCGATTCGGTGGCGGCGCTCACCGCCCAGCTCGAGCCGTCCGGTAGGTCAGCGCGCATGCGCCCATATGACCAACCGATTTTCGCGCCAAAATGCGTCTCAAGAATGGGGGCCACTTCCCTGAACAGGGCGCGGTCAAGCTTGTGAGCCGTGCTCAAAACCGTTTGCGGTGTCCCACGCTGCGCCGCAAAATCGGAGACCCACCAGCCCAACAGGGCCTGACCACCCACCGTCTTACCCTGCTGGCGCGCGCACGTGGTCAAGCTCTCCCGAAACAGCAGGTTGCCGTCAGCATCATGGGACAGCTGCCCGTCGAGCGCCAACCGTTGCCAGGGCATCAGCGTTTTACCTAGGTGCCGTTCAGCCCACGCAGCAACCTGCGGGCCATAGGTACCCGCCCCCCCTACAGGGGTCACCAACCGTGGCTGAACCCTACCCAGCCTTGGGTCATCCTCTAT